GGTTTTACACCACCTTCAACAAAAGTAGCTAATGGATTAGCTGCGTTGTAATCAACCCAACCTTTTCTAATAGAGCCGTCAGGATTTGGCAATTCTGCTTTTTCCCATTTTGGCCCTTGCGTTAAACTCTTTAATCCAACAGCTTGTAATGCAGGATTTAGTGAGCTTGCAGCAAATAAATTAGCGGCTTGGCGATCAGGTACATTTTGTGTCATCAATGGTGCGCCTGTTGGGGTTGGTCCAGCTAATTCAGTTTGTCTAGGATTTAATAAATTTTGATATTGAGCTATATCGTCAACTTGTTGTTGGCGTAATGCTTTGGCTAATGCAGCTTCTTTTGTATCAAGTTCTCTGTTGGCTTTTGCGCCCTGATAAGTGCTATACAACTTACCCAAATATTCCATAGGGTTAGGCGGCACATAAATACCCGAAACATTTTGGGCTTGGGGTGTTTGCATACCCTGTGTTGTAAGCAAATCAGCCAATCTTCTTTGGCGATTTAATGCCAACATTTCTTGATTTTGGGGGTTAAACATATCAGCCATAATTCTTACCTTAAAAATGTGCTTCTATCAGTAACAGGCGCAGGTGTGCCTCCTGAACCACCCATTAAAGCAGCACCACCTAAGTTAAACAATCCACTCATCATAGAGTTGTTGTATGCGTTTTGAGCATTAGCATTAGCCAAATCACCTTGATATGATTGTTGCATTGCGCCAAGATAGTTGGTAGGCATAGTGGTTGCATAACTAGCAAAAGTAGGATTAGCCAAACCTTTAAGGGCAGTAGCTTGTTGGTAAGGCAACATAGCTTGTGCAAGTGCTTGATTAAAACCTTGGTTTTGGGCTTGCATACCAAGACCTTGATTGGCTAATTGCTGTTGGTAGGCAAGGCTATTACCAGCCATTGCTTGCTGATTCATGGCTTGACGGGCTGCCAAATCTGCACCAGCAACATTAAAGTTTTGACCAAACTGTTGTTGATTAGCTTGTAATCCTACGCCCATGCCGCCAACAATTGCGCTAGTCAAAGCATCATTTTGTTGTTGTGCTTGCAATAATTTAGCGGTTTCGTATGCTTTAGAACCACGCATAATGCCTTGGTTGGCTAACTGTGCATCTAGGGCTTGTGTTTGACGATCTTGAGCAGGCTGTAAGCGTTGCATAATGGCATCGCTGTATGTTTGACCTGCATTTATGCCATAAGAAGGCAGACTAGAAGCACCTAATTGGCTACGGTCAAATTGCGTATTAACCATGCTTCTTGGGTCATATTGCTGCTGGTTTAACCGTGAGCCAAAATAATTCATGGCGGCCATATCTTGACCTTGAAACTGTGGAGCGTTAAATCCTTGCCCCAGTTGACCTAAATTGCTACTAATAGCAGATTGAAGCTGTGGATTTAAAGTCTGTGATTGAGTATAAGTAGGATTTCCATACTGATCTGTACCAGTTTGGTTGTAGTTTAAAGACCCATAAGCGTTAGTTTGATTTAAACGATTAGCTGCTAAATCAGAAGCAGAAGTTTGCCTTGCTCCACTTTGATAGTCAGGTATATCCACCGTTTTTGGACTACCAAAAATTGGTTTCATTATGCTACCTACAAGACCTCCACCTCCACCCATTTCAATCTCCTTTTAGAGAGCATTTAATGTCGAGCCATCGACAATTTTCACGCCTCATTGCTAATATAACTAAATCCCCATCAATATGAGCATCTTCGATATACGCTTTATCTACGAAACCAAGGTGTCGGTCTAACTTTAGTGCTTCCGTATTAGTGGATGCAACTGTGGCTAGTATAACCTTTACTTTCAATATGTTAAAGGGGTAATCGAAACACGCCCACAACAAATCTTTACTAATCCAATTTGGTACTATGGCGGCTGTGTGCATTTCACAAGATTTATCTAAAATGTTGTCAAACGCCACTACTGCCTTTACTTCACCATCTATTTCCTGCCCTATAAATGTGGCATACGGGCTAAATTGCACCCCCAATACGCCTGTAATCCATCCTCTAAGCTGATCTTGATTGTCTGTAACAACCTTTCTCAAAGGACACCACCTCGCTCCATTACATAATCGCTAGAAACCCAAAACACATCAATGCCTTGGGAAGCTATTTTCATCACAATACCGCCTGAATAGCCTAATCCTGTAACACCTTGCCATAGTTTTGTCAGGGATAGGTTGCCGCCCCATACATCTTCATCCCATTGGGCCGTGTCCCATACCCCTAAAGTAGAGCTAACAGCGTTAAAACTGACTGCTCCAAGGCTATTTTGGGCATCAAAATCAGTATTAATACCTACTAAAATAGCTGGTAAACCGTTGTCGGTTTGGAATATTGGGCGAATCATTGTAAAGCGTTTTTGCTGTCCTGCGCTGTCAAAATAGCTATACGCCTGCTGAACATCAGCGTTGATGTTGTTGCCATTATCGCTATAAGAATCCCAAAAACGACCTACAAAGCCATTGCCGCCAAAGTACATTTGGTCGTAACTTAATTCCCAGCATTTAGCATTAATGTTTGAAAAGCTGCACCAAGCCTTAGAGATGGTGTGCATACAATATTGCTGCACCCCTTCTGTTGAAGGCACATTGATAATCAGCATATTTTGTTCTGCAAAATAGTTAATTTGCCATCCAAAGTTGTTTTGGTATAGGTTTGCTGCTCGGCTAATGGCGTAAAAAATTTTATCGGTCAGGTTAATTCTTGGGTCTAAACGACTGGATTGCAAAGCTGAAGCTAAAGGCACTAAACCTTCTTGGGTAAGCAATAGCAAGTCACCAGCCCATTTTAAAAAGCACCTACGGTTAAATGTTTGACCTAGTTGCCATACGCCTTTTAATGCCCAAGTTTCAGCGGCATCAGGGTTTGTGCCGTTATAAACAATGGCTTCACCGTTATTAGTTACCCATACAGCGTAATCGTCTGCGCCTTGACCTGCATCAATAGTCCATGTACCCATTGCTTGCAAGAAGCCACCCATACGGGCAATACCGCCAAAATTCAATTCTTCAGCCACCCCAGCAATTTGACCTACTGGCAAATACCACGCACTCATACTGTTTTCTTGCACAAAAAACAAGAAGTTTTTAAACAGGTTTACATGAACAAAAGTGCTTGAATCTACGCCCGTAATGGCAAATAAGACGGTATATGTACCTACGGTTGTTGCATCCGTAGCAGGTGCAGTAGCCATTGCATAGGTGAATGTACTAGCACCCGTTCTAGTAATGGTAAATGTGCCGTTATATTGAGCAGGGCTAGCACCAGCAACGGTAATTTTGTTGCCTGTTGCAAGACCATGTGGGGCAGCCGTAGTGACGGTAGCGGTTAAATTGCCTGTACCGCCCCTAGTAATAGTGCTAATGGTTTGCGCTGTAGAAGTAGAAGCAACGCTAAACCAGCTTGTGCCATCGTATATCTGTACAGGGTCAACGCCATTAACGGCTACCAAAAACTGACCGCCATCCGTGCTTACATTGATATGTTGAAATTTATCATCGGAAACGGTTTTAACCGCTACCGCAGTAGAAGCAGAAACATCATAAATAGTTGTTCCAGCGGCAGCAAATAGCTTTTGAAACGATACTCCAGCGTAATTCATCAAGCTATTAACTTGACCTGTAATGCCTGTTGAAAACCTTGAATAGCCTAGTCTTAACTGAACGCTGGTTGGTGTAGGCCAAAAGTTATTTAATACAACCGCATCCAATGGCGGCATATTGGCAATAGAATCCCTTGCGTTCCAACCGCCAATAGGCGCAGAAACACTAGCGGTAGTAGCTTGCCTTCTTTGTGGGATTGCCATAATTAGCTTCCATAGCCAGTATCGGGGATATTAGCCCAGCCAATAAGCACAGCACTTGGGCTAGGTGCAAATGACAGGGTAGCAGAGCCTTTATCGTTAGCCTTGGCAATACTTAAATAACGGCTATAGTCTTGCTGCAATGCAGTAGTGTCAAACGATTTGATTTGGAAGTATTTAAGTTTTGTAGCTAACACCATAATGGTGTCATCTAGTACAGTCGTATCAGTATCAACAGTAAAGCTGTTCTTAACAGCATCCGCAGCACTTCTTACCCAGCCTTTTGAACGATATTCAAATCCTAGGTACTCTAGGGTGTTGTATGGCGGCCAAATTTCAAACTTATTACCTAAAATTCTCCAACGAACCCTTGGGCCTGTTGAGATATAGCCTGATTTCAGCCATTGCCATTGCTGGGCATCGACTGGGCCAAGCATCTGCCAATGCTTTGTCTTATCCCAATGGGTGTTATCAGTAATTGTTTCATAATCAGGCGGTAATGGGTAAATAGTCTGACTAAAAGTAACTGATTGACCAATAGATGTTGCTGAAGCTAACTGACTTGTAGTCACGCTAGTTGCACTGTTTACTGTTTCTACATAAGTATCTTGGGGTATTGCTGTCCCAACGATGGAATAATTCTTGTCCAGCCCTGCGGTACTTGGAATGTTAGTTAATAAGTAAGACCCATTCAAAGTATCGCAGGTAGTGGTAATTGCGTTTGTATAAAACCGATATTCCAACTCCAATGCTTGCCAGTTGTGTTCCTTAACCAAGTCATACCCAGCACGGTTCATTAACGCAAGAATCTGCTGCACATCTTGGTTTGTGTTCCCCGCTACATAAGTAGGTACGGCTAAGTTAAGTTCAGCAGTTACTTGCTGGACTAATTCAAGCATTGTTGATGACATATTAGGCTTCCTCTGTGGCTACCGTTTTCTGTTTACGGGGTTTCTTTTCACCAACAGCGGCAAGTATAGTAGCCATTTGCTCTTGCATTAAGGCTAACTTCGCATCTGTTTCTGCCTTTATTTTAGCAGTTTCTAGTTCCTTTTTGGCAAGTTCTTCTTTCAAAGCGTTAATTTCATGCTCACGCTTATCGGTTTCTGCTGCCGTTGTTGCTAGATTTAAAAATCCCTTTGCCTTGTCACGGAACGCATAGGGTGACATTCCTGCAATCATTCCCATACGCTGTAACTGTTGATCTGAAGCGTGTGCAATAGATTCTACCGTTTGGAACTTAATTGCCCTTAATTCTTCAGCTTGGCTTTTTGATACTAAAGGCCACTCTGATACAGGCGTTCCAACTACTTCCTCA